CTTCCCGAGTAGTTCTTTATTCTTGTTTTTCAGTCCTTCGACTTCGCTTTCTGTTGCTGCTTTTGCGTCGTCGATTGAAATATATTTTTCTTTGAATTCTGCTGAATCCGTGTCGATCATTGGCATGGTGTTTTACCCCTTGGGTCGGCTTAGCCGTTAGTTAGTGTTTAAAGTCTGCCTTCACGTTTAAGGCGTTTTCGTGCTGCGTCGATTAAGTCCTCTAGGCTCTCGCCCGCTTCGAACTCGTCGGCCTTGTCTATAAAAATCTGCTCGACATTGTCGGGCATTTTCTCTGCTTTGATCATGTTGAAGCATTCCACGTATGCCGCGCTGCCTTTCATGTTTTCACCTTTTAGTTAGTTAAAACGCGCTCGGATACTTCGCGCGAAGTTGGTCGAGTGTGTAAGCCGTGCCCCGATCATTGACGAACTTATCGAGGGTTAGCCTTCTAGTAATAAATAATTCTGCTTTTTTCTTACCGAGCACGTCCTCAATAAATGGGCGCCCTTGCTTCCGTAGCCATACGGGGTAATTCTGGTTCGCCGGTACTGCGCCGTTAAGCGCGGCACGTTGCGGCGGGGTCATGTCGTCGCGGTCGATACCCATATCACGCCAAGATTTAGTTACAGGAACGATAGTAGACCGACAACCGATATGCGCCGGCGGCCTCGGTGCTTCGTCTAAGTCCCACGTTTTACCGTCACGACTTTGACAGATGGGCGTGGTTCTCGCGTCCAGTGTAGAAACCCATTGCAGTTGACTAATAACGTCCGCGTTGCGTTTGAACACTTCACCGCGCGCGTGGTTGCTAACGTGGTTGACTGCTGTTCTGACAATGGAAGTAACATGGCGGCGGTCTACTTCCAGTATGCCGTCCTTATACCTTGCAGCTCGTGTGCCCTTAATGCGTCTTACAATTTCGTCGGTGCTTTCGCCTTCGACAATACCAATGTTAATTTGGTCTTCGATCCGTCGAATTTTCGAACGTTCCAGATCGCGCACCCACTCTTTAAGTAGCCGACCCGTCAACGGTTTCTGTGTTACCGCTGCGCGTATCGTTTCAGCACTTGGAAAAACCAGACCCAAGTCAACCGGCGAGGCGTTAGTTAGTTGCAGTATGGCGAACTCGGCCTCACTATCTGCAAAACGTTTTAAGCTGCGCGTGAAAACGCCGTCTTTGCCTTGCTCGGTCTGATACCACCCGTATAGCTGCGAGTTAATCCGCCGGAGCTCAGAAATTAGCGCGCGTATTTTCTTACTACGTACCGTGTCTTTTCTATCAATGCCGCGTTTGCGTAGCTGGCGCAGTATGTCGCGGTCAACTTTATTTAGTAACGCGAGTATGCGACGCGTTTCGCCTTCTTTGAAACGTTCGACAAGTATCGCGTGCCTGACCGTCGAATTAAGTAAGTGCTCGTTAGCTTCCAGCATTCGGCGTGCCTTCCGGCTCGTCGTTGTCGTCCGGTTCGTCTTCTGGGTCTACAACCTGCGCCGGTGCTTCGCTGTCGATCTCTTCGCGCATCTCGTCGATGTTCCGATCTTCTGCGACTATCTCGCCTTTTTGTAAATTCTTAACCATGTCAGTAAAGGCAATCGCTCCGCCTTGCCATGCTGCAACTAAGGCCTGTAGCGCCTGTGGTGACATTGGCGTAGGGAAGTAATCGCGGCTTAATTCGACCGCTACGTCATCCGTAGACCATGCCCACTGAGCGAGAATACTAACCGCCTTAGTGATACCGGCCGACATACTGCCGGCGGCGCTAGCTAAAACGCTAACCTCAGCCATATGGTGTATTTGGGTTGTCTCGGTCGTCTCTGCTGCGCGTTTTGCCGGTGCTAGCATTCGCGCGCCGAGTGATGCCATTTCTTCTTTTTTCTCTTTGCGCGCGTTCTCTAAATTTTGGAGACCTTGGCCGACAAACTCCATGTAGTAGGCCTTGGCGTCGGGGTCAGGTAAGAACCACGCATGGCTCCCGCCAATGTGTAACTTGTTGCCGTCTTCCGATTCCATGCCTGATATAACCGGCTGCGGTAGTCCGACGAAGTGGCGGCCGTGTTCTAAGTCCGCACTGGAACGGTAATCCGATACATTCACCTGCGCCAAGCTAAGCAATAACGGTTTGCGTACGTTCGGCGTCTGGTCTTTGTCGTTGATAAAAATAAACGGGATATAGTCGAACGTTTTGCCGTTCATTTTCGGCGTGAAGGGGTCTACTTCTAGCGCCCAGCCTTTCTCGTCTTGCTTCCAAACTTCCTGCGTATAAACACGGTTTACCAGTCGGAGAATGCGCACGCGTTTGACGTTTTCGGTTTTAAATTCGCCTTGCTCGACTTCTACCGTTTCTTGACCTATCTCGCGAAGTGCAACGAACGTCAGCGCCATTCGGTTATTAACGCGTTCATACCGCCAATTTAAAATCGACTCGGCGTTATATGGGCATATGTACGGGCGCAGGCCTTCACGTTCAGCTTCCACCAGCGTGCGCGGTGTGCCGTCCGTCTGCGGGTGGTCAACTAGTAGTCCAACTCTATTTACTGCAAGTACTTCGTCAGCGACGTACTCGCACAACCCGATTAATGTCAGGCCGTCAAGCGTTAAGTCGTTGAATTGGTCTTTCAGTGCTTCGGGTGCCTCAACTCGTGGCGGCTTACGGAATAGCATTCCGGTTAAGCCTTCGAGCGTTCGCCCTGTCGCATTGAAGAACATAGCGCGTAATTTATACGCCCGATATTCTGCGTCGTTTTGTCCGGCTAGTTTCGGTAAGTATTTAGTACCAGCGGCCTTGACGACTTTCTCGCCCTCGATACAATCGCGAACCATCGCCCACTCGTCGGCGCGGTCGTTGTATTCGCTGTGTGTCTGTTCCACCGTTCCGGTTGTCATTTAATGCCCGCTATATTCTTGTTTCTGTACGTGCCTACTGCCGATCGGGAACTCCCGCACGACGTAATAGCCTACATAGTCAGTATGGTGTGTTAATCGTTTGTCGTAATCTTTGTCTATCTCGCCGCTACCGCCTTCGAGAACGCGAACGCCTTCGAAGTCCTTCACGACGTGCGGCGCTTTCGATGGGTCAACCATCATGCGCACCTCATCATTCGCGTTCAGTAACCGCGTATTCAGTGTATTAACTCGCACCCGTTCCGCACCATTGGCGCGGGGGACACGGTGTATTAACTTCTGATTGCCGTAATGGTTCGATAACGTGCTTTTGATCAAATCCCAGTCTGAGCCCTGAACCTTAGCGGAGCCGCTCGCCCCGCCGGTCGCGTCACCCTGCAAGGCTATTTTGCCTTGATGGTCGCCCCAGTCTTCTATCAGTTTGTTACACACGCGCACTGTATTGGAGTTACGCGGGATGTGTACTTCTCCGATGATGCCGCTACCCATAAGCCCATTAGGCAACTTCTGCTCTTGTATGATCCCAGCAACGCCAGGGGATACGTTAAAATCAAAACAGAACGCTACCCGTTTGTGCGGGTCATACTCCAGCCGGTGGCAGTGCGTCGCGTCGTCAAACGCGTAGTACGCTTGCCCGGTAAAATTGACGAAACTGGCCTCGAACTCTTGTTGGTACGTAAGCAGGTCGAGAGTGCGTTTATACCGTTCGATAACATGGGGCGGCAGTATGTCCGAACTTTTCCAAGTGAACGCAGCCCACTCGGGGTCGCCCGAATCTAGTGCATACCTGTATTGGTCGTAGTAGTGGTTGCGGCCCTCTGGTACGCCGATTTGCCAGCACCACCCGTCCCGATCTGCTAGCGCTGGCGCGACGTTCTCACCCCATGCGCTGGCTTTCATGTCGGCATACTCGTCTAGTATGCCTCCATTCCACGGGCTGCCCTCGATACGCTGCGGTTTGTCCATTCCGATTACGGAAATGTACGAACAGTGCGCAATCTCTATTGTCAGCGTGGTCTCTACGATGTTAGTAACGAGTTTAGAGGGCACTAACGCTTTCAGGTCTTCCCAGTAAATACGCTTGGCTTGATCTCTTGTCGGTGCCGCCGCGAAGAAATAGTTTTTAGTCCAACGCCCGCCGATTGCTTTTAATGCTTCCTTTACTAGCTTACGTTTGGCTATTTCGGACTTACCACCCCTTCGCCCCGCGGGGACAACCACGAACGGCTTGGTGCAGGCTTTTAGTTGATCTTGTATGCCGTGCGATTTTAACGGGTAGAACCGCTCCGGTAGTATTAAGTTACCCACCTTGCGCTGCGATAGCCTTCATGGCTGCCGCTACATCTTGCGCGACTTCGAGCGGTGTTGTACCGTCGCCGTTTAACTCGCGGCGTAGCTTCTCAAGCGTACCTAGTCGCCCCATTAAGCGATCTATGACTAAATCGTAATCAGGTTGTTTATACGTTCGGACTACTTGCCCGCTGTCCTGCCCGCCTTTCGTCTCGCGTTTTTCTACGAGCTTCATGCGGTTTTTCTTCTCAGCTTTCAATGCACGGTTTATACGCACTCTGCACAGTTGTATTTCTGCGTCGACGCTTCCAACCTGCGTACCCGTAAGGAATGCAATGTCGTGGTCGTCGTAGTGTTGCGCGTATATGCTGACCGCGTCGGGCGCGTCGGCTGCCGCGTCGATCGTATAGCCACCGTGTTTACCACATAACCCATTAGGCTTTGCTTTATTGGTGCACCGCTCGCCGGTCTTGGACACCGTCGCGCTACAACGTAGCCGCGCTTTGCGTGCTGTTGTCACTTTTCACCCCTCGGGTTTAATGAACTGATATTTTTAATTTGGTCTCGGTTGAATCACTAGCGAAGATAACGCCGTCGGTATTGAGACCATCGAACACGATAACCGTCGCGTACTCGATACCGACCGGCCAAAGTGCATCACCTAGTAATACAGTAATTAAACCCGTGTCGGTGTCGATGTCGAATAGCTCGGCGTCGTCTACTGAATTAATAGACTCGCTTTTCCAATCTAGCTGTATTTTGGTTACTGCACTGAGGTCGTCGAGCGTGACACCGTCCTCGGTGATATAGAATTCTAAAACGTTGTCGTAGCCCCGATAGATGTGCGCGCAATCAATCGCAATTACGCCGGTGTTGTTCATGTAGTCTCCTATACCGTCGCCGGCGGGAGTGCTGCCGCTTAAAGATACACAAGGTTGTAAGCGAATTACGCCGCCCAAACCTAATCCCATACGGCAATCTGCGCCGCTGGTAGCGGCTGGCGAATCCGGCACGCTCGCAGGCGTTACCGGCTCAGCGTCGTATATTAAGTTGCCAATTGTGCCGTTTAAACCTATGGGCATGGCCTACTTGCTCCGCATTTCCATTGTGGCATTGTGTTCTAGTGTCTGCCGCTCGTTTTGGCATTTCTCCGCCGCTTCGCCTGCATCAAGTCCCGACTTAGTTATCACGGTGTCATTATTCAAAATAAACGTGCAACGGTGTAAACCGGCTACTGATAGCGTGCTCCTAGATTTTATTTTGAAACCCTGTCGTAATTCTCTTAACTTGTCGCTCATAGTGTTAGCCCAAATTGTGCAATTCTAATCGTTTTAATTGATTCGTCATCGGCTACAAAGTCCGTGCACACGTCAAAATCAGGGAAGTAGTTAAACTTCCAGTATCCTGAACTATTCGGCGTGCTGCCAGGGGTAACCGAGTTACCTGATTGAATCGGAACCTCAGTTATAGTGTTATTTGAACCATTCAACGAGTAGACACTGGTGGCGCTAGTTTCTGGCTGCTTGATTAAGTTTCGTCTCAGTCCAGGATGGTAGAATATGCCTGGTTCACCGTCGTCAAATAGACCATTTTCATTAGTGAAAGAGGCCGACCCGTTCCGCGTTGTGCTGTTTATATCAGATATACCGTATTCCACGCGCGTACCATTGCCCACCATCCAGAGTTTACGCTCTAGCGGGTCAATCATGAACGTTTGGCGTGTTCTGCCTGTCGCGCCTACACTTCCGTGTTGCACTCCACTCCACGTTTCGGTATCAGGATCCCAATAGCAAATACCGTCGTCAAGCTGCCCCCAAACGACTTTAGCGAAAGGATCCCAAACGAGTAAAAATATAGTGCCAGGTGGTTGTGCTGGTCGGCTCCACGGTGCCGCTGGGTTCGCGGGGTTGTCACCTTGAGCCAGTGACGGCCTAAAAATCATAGTATCAGCGCCGTTACCATCTTCATACCTAAACGCACCGGCCACCAGTACGTAGTCATAAGGCGCTGGTAAGTAGCACATTGCATCGTAAGTGTGTCGTGCCTGCCATGCTCCGTTCGGATTTATCGGAACATTGTTAACCCTCGTAGGGCTGGAGCCGTGGAATATAGAAAACTGCCCCGTTTTTAAGTCCCAATCTATAACCCCGTCATAATTTGAGCCACCGTGACCCGCGCCTAAAATATATAACTTATTCCGTAATGTATCGGCCACCGTCTTGCTAAAGTCTGTGACTTTCTGTAAATCCGCAGATGAAGCATTAGTATCGGTTAGCCCGCTAATTCTAGTTGCCATTATGCGTTATCCATGTCGAAGTAATGCCCGTACTGCGTGTCATCGAACGGCATGGCGCGCTCAGTTGAATCAGTAACAATTGGGGATACGTAGAAATTATTATGCGCTGTGAAGTCCGCACCGGCTAACTCGGTTGTCAACGCCGTATGCTCCGCTACCGCGTCCTTATATCCGCGCTCACCTAGTATCGCGTAAGCCCACCGCAATATAACCCCATAACTATTATTAGCCATATTTGAGCCATTATTGCCGTTGTTATCAGCGTGCGTCCCAAAGCAACTACTCGCCGCCGTTGGGTTACTGTTGGCCAGTATTGATTTCCAATCCTGCCGCGCTACTCGGTTGCTTCCGTCTGCCGCTTCTGCTGGGTTTTCAGAGGCGGGATTAAATGCAAGCCTATAACCAGACGCGATAGTTTTACAAAAATCAGGGTGTGTAAGCATCTGCGCCCAACCTCGGCACATCCAATCAAGAATAGTTACCCATTCCGGTAAGTGCGCTGCTAACTTAGCAACGGCTTGAAGTTCAAAAGTACCCATCCACAGTGAATACGTGGTGTTTGGGTTGCCGCTTGATGCTGTACCGATGTTCTCTTCACTGTGTAACTTATACCGAGTGTAGAAACCAAGCGGGGCTTGCGTGTAATCTAAATGCGAATCAGGTAAAAATGTGTAATTTAATTGGTTATCAATATTACCTTTCAGGTACGCTTTAAAGTCTGTACCGTCTGGCTCCGCCAGCCACGCGTCAACGATGGCATTCAAGCCCCAGCCGCGCGTCCTATGCTGAACCCGTTTTAATAAACCTTTTTCGGCTCCGCCGTATGTCTGCGCGGGATTCTGCCAAGCGATTGCCCAAGATGCGCAAAATCGCAATTGCTCCAAGTAAAACGGGTCGCCTTCAAGAAGATATGCGGCCAAGTTCGCTTGCGGGAAATGCGATCCTTTAATAGTTAGACCAGACAAACTACCTGGCAATTGTTCATTGCCGGTGTGTCCAGGTGGTGCTTCATTTAGTCCGGTGCTCGGGTTGTTGTGGTCGTTAAATGAACCGGATAAACCGAAGTATGGCCAATCAGTTCGCTTAATAGGCTCATCGGTGTTTTCGTCGCGAAAATGGACGTGATACAAGCCGCCCGCTTCCGCATTGGCTTTAATCGACTTGTAAAGCTCGCGACCTTGGTTGACAGTATCCGCATAGTAAAGACATGCCCAGTAAGGCATAGCGCCAATAGTGCCGTCATGCCCCGCGCCGCCTATGTTTGTCGGCATGGAAAGCGTATCGTTTAGCGTTCTCGCGTCGGCCTCAGTTTCAAAACCTGACTTAGTACTACCCGCCGCCGTAACGCTTGTAAAATTCGGGATAAACCGTTGGGTGATACCCTGCTGTGGTAACTGCAAGCAACCCAGCTCCGGTAGTGTGTTGCCATCGCTCGACCACACTGTTTCAGCGGGTATCCGAGCTTGGCGCGGTAAATCTACGCCGCTTTCATTAAATAAAGTGCGGTTAAACGTGCCGTTTTCGTCTGTCGATTCGAAAGTAACGTCAGCGGTAAATCCGCCGAATGTGTTTGTGTTGCCGTCGGCGTCCTCATAAACACGCGTGTTTTCAATCACGCCGCGCATCTTAACATCAGTTACGGTAGCCGCTGCCGCTTGCCCGTCCCAGTATCCCGCGATCTGAAAGCGTGCGGTCAATTGCGGGTGATTAGTGCCGCCATTCTTAAACGGGATAGAAAATTCTTTAAGCTCGGTACAGAGCGCGCCGCGTCGCCAAACGTACTTTTCTACGTCGTCAGCGTCGTTAAAATCGATTGTTGTTGCGTTTAACGCTTCCTTCAATGTCGCAGTGTAAACCGTGCCGCCGATATCTAACGATATACGCATATCTGCATTAGCTGCCAGTATGTCGGCTTTCGTAATCTCAGTCCCAGCGGCGTTATTACCGACTGAGTCAACACGGCAAGACACCTCTTGCCCGACGGTCATGCTTGTAGGCATTAAACCTGTAACCACTGCTGTTTTTATACTGCCATCACTATCGTGTCGTGTTTTAACGTCGGTTTGTGTAGCGTGCACGATAGAAACTGTATTATCGTTGATGTCTGTAATCTGAACCGCTGCCGCGAATTCATCGGAAGCAATTTCGCCTTCGTCGAAAATGGCCAATGTTTGATACGGGACGTATGTCCGCGCATTACCGCTGCCACTCGGCTCGATATTCTTAAGCGTAAACGTGTTAAACGTAGAACCGTCTACACCTGATTGGTCGCCGCCAACATCGCCACCACCACCGCCACCGCCACCTTGACCGCCGCCGCTTTCTGCGAAGCTCACGCCCACAGGCAAACGCCGAGGAAGTCGCCCGCCTCGGTTGTTGTAGATATCGTTTATGGACATTATGCAACCAGTATTGTTGTACCGTCAGTTAGCGCTGCCGCTAGCGGTGTGTCACCGTCAAGCGTTATCGCTGCCGCCGTGTTGCTCGCAATCTTGCCGACTTTATAAATGTAGGAGCCGGACTGCACATAAACCCAGCGGTTAGCTAGAACATTCACACCCAACGCCGATTGTGTCGTATTTATAACCGTCGTGGTGTTGCCTGTTGCCGCTACTGTGTATTGCTGCATTTGAAGCAATGAAGCTAGGAAGTTAGACAGCGCCGTAGCGTTGCCACCGACCTGCGTCACGTTAACGTCTAGTGTACCGGCTAACGTCGCCTGTAGTGCTTGTGTGTCGGTCTCAATGCTATTGCCTAATGTGATAATCGAATCAATAAGTAAATCAAGCCTTCCGCCGTCGCCCAAGTCTGAGCGTGTCGCGTTGGTGTCAGCTAAGATTGCATCGAATATCAAGTCGAGGCGACCGCCGTTGTCTAGATCGGCTTTCATGGCAGTAATGGCCGTAACAATAGAATCAATGAGCAAATCAGTTCTGCCCCCGTCGTCCAAGTCCGATTTCATAGCCGTGACATTCGCCGCAAATGTGCTGTTACTGTCTAACTCTGTGCGTATGCCCACCGCAGTTAATCCCGAGGTGCCGAGGTTGTTAACTGTGACCGCTGGGTCGCTGTTGTTAGTCGGTGTAACGTTACCGCCGCGAATGTTAACCGTGCCGCCGGTGCCGGTGAATGATATAGCACCTTTGCAGTCAAAAATATTCACCACGTCGCCAGCTGACAAACCTGTTAGATCAAGGTCACCGTCGTGGTTAGATATCAGCATCGTGACACTACCAACGCTATTAAAATCGATTGTTCTAGCTGATAAGTTCTGACAGTCGTTTAAGTCATAGAGGCCTGCTGCACCGATAGTCACAGTTCCGTCAAGCGAACTTGAAGACAGCGAGCACGGCGGCAATGTTGACGCATCGACAGAGCACGAAACGAACGCCGGGCGGTCGCCTGCGCTTGCAGTGCTTCCAACTCCTGACACGCTCGCGCCGTAAAAAATCGTTTTGTCGATATTTTGAGAACCGAGCCCCAGACTATAACCACTGCCGAATACTTCGGAGTTTTGCAGTGCGGCGGCTAGCGTCCAAGCCGACGCGCCGACAAGTCCAAACTTTTTATAATTACCCGCTGTCGCAATGGTGATCGCACTCGCTGGTAAGTTTGTCGGATTGTTAACGGTGCCGTTAGTGCCCAGCGTCGTGCCTGCGGTGCCGTTGTTAGTGTCAAGGTAGACCGCGCCGCCTTCGTAGTAGTCGGCTGTGGCAGTAATGCCTGAACCTTCGATATCTAGTAAATCGGTACCCAACACCAACGAGTCGTAAACCTGTTCCGGTAGTACTTCAAAATCTTCATCAATTGGCGAAATCAAAGAATCATCGCGAACACCCAGCGATAAGCTTCCTAAAGTGTCTGTGTGTGCTGCACTCAGAGATATATTAAAATGCCCAACTTTGCCAGCGATAGCCGTCGCAGTTAATCCTGAAATATCAACAGGCGTTGACGCGCCTCTCTTTAAAATCGTCGCTTCATCTGCTGCTGATAGATCAAGCGCCGCTACCGGCGTGAAAAAGTCTGCAACCGATACTGCACGACCTATGCTGACAGTCTGCACCGTGTTCGCTCGTAAATATCTCATGATGTTTTAACCTTGATTTTGGTAATAGTAATGTGCTGCCGCTGCGATTGAACCACCGCCACCGCCGCCACCTGCCGCAACTTCCACCGCGCCTATGTCGGCGTTAGCGTCTTGGGGTCGTGATAGATTAGCGATGTCAAACGCAACCGCTGGTGAAGCGTTCCACGCGTCGCGAAGTGGAGAACCGACTGCTGGTGTGTAGTCACCATTAGCCGCATCGACGAAAATATCTGTCGAAGTAGCTGAGATACTTTCAATGTTGGAGCCGTTATCACCCCCTGGAATCTCTGCGAATAGGCCGTCGCTCGCGTTATTCTCACAACGTGGGTCTACGTCGCCGACACCGTCCCATAAGCCGCTTCCGTTGTTGTGGCCAACGCAACCGCGCATAACTAGATCAGAGTTTGCGGCACCTTTAACGCCATAGCCGCCGTTACCTTCGAACGTACAGCCATCGAAATAAGTGTCATCTAAAAATGTTCCGTTGGCTTCGCATGCGTGGTTTGCGGAGTCTTGGAAAATACAACTATTAAACCGGTTACGACTACCGTAATAGACCGCCCTGTGTGAACTGGCAGTCTTGTAAATCATTCGGTTGTGCGTTGTGTCTGGGTCAGATAAACATGCCGGACTAGCACCACTAGCTTGTTCACATATAACAACATGATCTTCAAAAACCGCGTCTTCTTGAGAACGCACTACCGGATTACCCGCGCCTGGCGTGTTTATAATCCGCGCGCCAGAATTTATATCCCCGTTACTTTCTGCACCTGCAACCGTCCTTACGATTGTCTGATTAGTCGGACTCATGGTAATAGATTGCAGTGAATAGCTATCGTCGAAAACTTGGTTTTGAAGCTCCAAAACCAATGTTACATCGTCGCCTGCGCTTGAAGTCGTAACGTTATTACCTGCGCTACCAACTTCCTGAAGCACAACACCGTTACCTATGGTTCCGACGACGTCACGCAGTAAAACGTGGGTATCTGTTATAGAAACCACTGTCGCAGTGTTCCCTGTCGCGCCTTGCACTTCGACCGAGTCGCCTGCCGCTAATGTGCCAGTGATGCCGCCATGGGCGTAGACAAGCGTAGCCGCAGAAGTTAAATCAAGTGTACCGCCTGCGGTCATCTCAGCGACAAACGCACTTGGTAGCGTAAACTTGCCCGTTGCACCTGCTGTTGTTATGAACTCAGTTGGCATTATCTATTTTCTCGTTGTCGTCGGTTCGTTTAGCTATTTTTGAAAAATCAGTTTCTAATGTAGTTATACGAACCGCGTGGTCGGTGAGCTTGATTTTTGCTTTTTCTATTTCGGATTCGGCTTGCTCGTGACGTGCGTTGTTATGTCCTTGGTGTTCGTCTAATTTGCTTTGTATAGCTGAAACTTTTTTCACTAACTCGGTGCTGTTTGACGTAGTTTTATTCGCTGATTGCGACATGCGCCATGCAAAGTACGTAAAAACGCAGGCCGCTACTGCTATTACGGCGATGAACGTCATAAAGATCGTTAACTGCGGGCTAGTTCTAACCATTTCGACCCACAGTTCTAAGATTGCACGTTGCGTTTCGTCACTCACGCTTTTAAAATCTCAATCGGGTGTTTTAGCGCGTCGGTCGACATGTTGCCGAAGTCCGCCGGCGTATAGCTGTTCGAGCTACGTCGGTTGCTTAGTACGTTAAGCGCTTGTAAACACTCTGCTACAACTTCACTACAGAATAAACTGCTGTCGTCTTCTTTCTGATAAAAGCCGAAACGACCAAATGCGCTTTTGATTAATTCGGCGGCGCTGCGCTCGTACTTCTTATACCTGTATTTACTTCTTAGTTTTTCGAGTGCAATCACTTCTTGATACGTGAATTTTTCGCGGGTAACTTGCCGCACAGCAATAGTACCCTTGTAATTCCGTACACGATTCCATAAGTCAACGGTTTGCACTCCCTTAACCGCTGCGCCTTTGCTGCCGGCTATGTTGCTAAGGGTTGTAGACTCATAAAGGAAAACGGTTCCGGTTGGATGCGGTCGGTACACGATACCGACGTGAGACCACCGCGAAAATGTGCCGATTTTAATTAAGCAGCTTACCCATCCGCGACCGTCGAAGAGAACCACGTCACCGGTTTTCAGTTCGTCGCGAATCTCGTTGTAGTATTTTTTCTTCATGTCGTCACCCTGCCCACGCCCAAGGCCGTAAGCGGTCACGGGTCGCGGGTGCCGTGTCCAGGTGCAGCATGTTTCTATATACGCCAATTCCGGTAAAACCCCGCTTTTCTAAATCCGCCGCTAAAATTCTGTATTTAAGCCCGCCGTTTGCGCGTATATCGACCGCGCGCCCCTCTTTGTGTGCGCTGAACTCGCCGCCGCCGACACGCTCGTTATGCCGCTCGCAGCGATAAGCCGAGTTAAGAATAAACGGTAGCATAATGAAGCCTCGTAACGCGTCGAGCTTGTCGACTGTCGTGTGATCCATTTTGTTCTCACCGCAACACGGACACGCGAAGTCGTCCCACTTGAAATAATTCCAAGTTGGGTTAGTCATAGCGTTACCTTTGCTGCAATAAAAAAACCCGCACGAGGCGGGTCTAAGGAAAACAAATATGGAGGGTCGAAAACGAAAAAAGCCCGCCGATGTGGCGAGCTTTTCGAGGTATCAGTGGGATTAATCCCAGCGTTACAGAAATACTATAGTTTATGGTCGACCACCTTGTCAACTGCGCGGCGTGACGTGGGTCACATCTACGCCGCTTTTAGTTTCATTGGTTTGATTTTTCGTAGCTGCGTGCGCAGTTCCTTTTCCGCGTGGAACATGTCGAAAGCCGTTTGCATGCGTAGGTACAAGCCCGGCGTTTTGCCGAATAGCTTTGACAGCCGCATGTCGATCTCAGGCGTACACGGGTACTTACCGTTTAAAAACTTACTAAGCATCGATTTACCTAGGCCGCTACCCGCGCATATTTCTTTCTGCGTGAGGCCTAGCTCATCGACGTAAAGCTCTTTGAAAACCGCACCAGGGTGCGGGGGGTTGTGCATTCTATTTGTAGCCATTAGTGATAGTCTCCGTAGTCGAGTAGGTAGACGTTGCCGTCTTCGAATTTAAAAAACAGGCGGACATTGCCCGAAACGTCAATAGCGTGTTGCCCGTCAAGGTCGCCGCTCAACTCATGGAGTCGAAAACCCGGCTGGTCTATCTGGTCTAACGTTTCCGCAGCATCTAAGATCGCTAACCGTACGCTAAGTTTATCAGCGTGATTTGGGTTGATTCCTTTCTTCGTGCCTTTCTCGAAAAAAGCCTTAAGCCCTTTGTGGTTAAACGATTTAATCATGGTTGCCCTTACTGCGTTTCGCTAATCAATGAAGACTATTATAGTTTATGATTTATAAACTGTCAACTACTAATTACCCGAATAACTTACACTCTACCCAATATCGCGCGGCGGCTAAGTCCTCGCGCACCTTGCCGCGCGGTATGCGTAACGCGTGCGCAATGGCACGCTCACCGCGTTGCCGCAGATACGAGTGCTTGACGACTGACGCCCGCCGCTCGCCGTCCGCGTTGCGCCTCTCAAGCGACGCGATAGCGCGTTCCACTTCGATGCCTTGGTCGTCGTCAAACGAGGCACCTGCGACCACTCCCGCACCCATAAGCCTACGCGTGGGTATCTGCGCAGGGTATCCGGTGTGGGGCACGGACTTCGTGCGCGTCCACTTACCCCAGTCGGTGAGAATTGAGTCTATATCGTCGGTCAGATACCAGACGCCCGTTGTAGAAATTACTACGTTAGCCGATGTGCTCATTATGAAACCTCCGTACCTGGCTTATGTGCTCTAAAAATCCGGTGACTTGATAGCATTTTCGTGAGTGCGCCGAACGGTGTGCTCGATACGTGTCGCCACCCCTGTTCCGTGTAGGTGCCGCCTTGTTTCGAGCGTAGGAAAATAGGCTGATTCTTGACTAGACACCATGAGTACAGCTCGTTGAATGTTGTGATTAGTCGGCCGCGTATCATGCTGTTAGTCCCCTTTCTGTTTCAGGTCATCGAGTACTGCAGCGATTTTCTGTAATCGTTCTCTCGACACTTCGACAATTTCACCGTCTGACGCTGCACGGAGTTCTTCTAGGCGTTCCGCTATGGCTCGCGTTTTGCCAGTCTGTCGGCCGTTCAGCGTAATGGTGATTGCATGTCGTGGTTCTTCGTCCGGTTCCGGTACCTGTGTTCCTTCGCTGAACACGTGCGCCGGTGTCGCTTTCACCTGCGTGAACCAATTAAAAAACTGTATGTTTATCTGCACGATACTAATTGTGTCGCCGTCGTCCGTCTGTTCGATGGCGTCACGTGTTGCGCGCGCAACCTGTATCATTCTGTCGAGTTTGGGCAACAGGTCTGCACGTGTGGTGCCCCGTTTACTTTCTAGCGATTCGATTAACTCGTCGTATCGGTCTAGCCATTCAGTTCGTGTGTGGTTCACAGCACATACCCCCATTGTTGTTTTATTAATTACTTATTGTTGCTCTCAGCGACATGTTGCTCAGAACAACCGGCGAAAATCGGGGTTACGCTTCGGGTTACTCGTGATTATTTTTGCGTAACCCGCCGGAACCCCGCACCACGCAACGCTTCGACCGTCTCCAAAGTGCAAAACGTTACGGGTTACGCATCTGTCAAAAAGTCCCTATATACGTAATGCGTATTTTTAGTAAATATCACTTAAAGAAATACTTTTATTATTTAAGCGTAACCCGTAACCTTTTACACTCAATACGTTGTTTTAACTGTATTTTTTCGGGGTACGCTTAGTAATCCGATGCGTAACGCTAGCGTAACCCCTCACGTTTTCGGTCGTTCTGAACAACAAAACCTTGTTGCTGTGAACAACCGTCGCCCTGAACAACAAAACCTTGTTGTTCACAAAAACGCCTTTACACTTTCGTAGTTGTTCAAAATGTCGCGCATTTGTTCGTTGTTAAATTCTTTTTGTCGATCTAACACCCAGACGCGCTCGGTTCTACCGTTGCGTTTTACGAACTCACGACGCCCATTCCGCTTAAGTAACAGTCCGAGCTGCCTGTCACTAAAATCAACTTCCATTGGATCGCCCCCGATCCGCTCCATTATCTGGGCTTTAATATCCTTCAAAAGCATGACGGGTGCGGGCGGGGTATTAATGAAGTCACGGAAAACGGACTCCGTGTCCGTTTGGCTTGCCTCGATCATGGCGCGCCGCGCGGGTGTGTCCATCGACCGTTGGAACCCTTTAAATGAAACGTGACGGCGCATTAGCCACCTGTAACACTGCGCAATTGCCCGCGGGTTTTTAAGCCATTTGTACAACTCGTCGTAATAGCCGTCCGGCTTGTAATAATCCGCGCCGGTGAGTACGTTAATGCGCCGGTCTTCGGGGGTGAGCACCATTGCGTCAGTGGTGTGATTAGACATTAAGAAAAAATTCGTATACACACGCTGCGTACACTGGCTCCCGTACTTCACATTGACTTGCAACCTGTCTTCGGTGAGCAGGTTCCGCACGCGATCGTTAATACTAAAACGCGTGCTGGGCTCGTACACTTCATCAACAGTGCACACTAGTGAGTTATTTAAAAATCCAGTAAACGCACCCTCTTTGGTGAGTGTACCAACGTCCGTACTTTGCGCATTCCACGCCCCTAACAAACTGCTTAGTAGCTTAACGATCCACCCGCGCCCCGTGCCGTGTACGGCCGAAACGTGCAGCGGCGTGACCTTCGACCGCTCATGTGGGAACTGAACGTTAAACGCTAGCCAGTCGATAAACCACTCCCGTTCCTTCTCAATCGGCAGTATGTAGGCCATGTGATCGAAGAACGGCTGCAGTAACCCGTCGCCGCTTATCTGCTCATGCGGCGGCAATCTAAACGTATTGATACGCGCCGCGCCTTCCTCGTCCCTGTATAGCCGAGGTTTACCAGGCGAGTACCCTAAACCTTTGGCACTGAGTCGCGACTCATGTGTTAGCCAGACCGTCGCAACGGGCACGGGCTTGACTCTGTCCGGCTCGCTCGCTGTCGGCGCTGGCACGGGTACTTTCGCATTAGCGTGATAATTTTTAAATTCATTAAGACGACACACTGATACTTCATGCGACTCCATAAGATCGGCGACCAAGTCACCCGAACTTACGTAACAGTAGCGATCTAAAAACGCGGTTAACGGGTCGTCGGGTATTTCTTCAGGCTTAAATGGCCGATTCTCTTCGCGTATCTCGTTAGCCATCTTAATGATAGTGGCGCAGGTGACGACCGCGCGGCCAACGTCGGGTTTAAAACTCGACCACTTGTTATCTATCGCGCTGTTATCGAACTTAACCGAGTTACTAGACCACTCCCGCCACAACTCCAAGCCATCCGTCGAACCGTTGTACTCGTGCCAGAGTGCCATGCCGACAGTACACCACGTCTCGTAGTCGTCCGCCTCGATCATGGCGAGGTCTGCGCGCAGTCGTTCGGGTCGTAGTCCCAGCGGGGGTTTAGCGGCGGCGAGCGCATCGAGTCCGGCCACTTCCGCCGCCGAACGCGCAGGCTTACCGCGCGTCACCTTGGTTCCGTTCTCAGAAAGGAACGTTTCTACTTTGGCAATGAAACTGCGCATCGTGTCGAGACTAACGACGGGTAGGTCGTCGGGGTGTAAGTCGTCGAGGTTGCAGTCCCATACGTAAGGTCGGCCGGTATCAGGGTGCACGGCTTGCAGTACCACCTGCTGACCCTCACCCATCACTTCGACGCGCATCGCCTCGCCCGTATCCGTGACATACTTCGCGGTTGCCATCTTAGTAAAGGGTTCGTCCGTTCTATACAGTAACAGCCGCTTAGGCGCGTTACCGATACGTACGGGAGTGGAGCCGAGGAAGTCGTGGGCTAACTGTTGGATAAATTGGGCGGCGCGTTCGTCTTCGACGTCGATGTCAACGGCGGGAAACTCACGGCAAAGCACGCCCACGCCGCCCTCACTAAAACCATTGTTTAACCAGAATTGTAAATGCTCCGGTGTTGCGTCGGTGTTTTCCCAGTCAGATAACCCCGCTGGGTACTTGGTTCCGAGCTTAATCGGTACGATCGGGAAACCGGCATTTAATAACGTGCGGCCGTGTTGTGCTAAGAAACGTTGATTTTGATTAGTGCCCACTATATGATATTCCTTATGTAGGGTTGCTTTCGCCCCTTCTCGGTAAGTTGAAAGCAACGTGAAATACGAAGCCCGCTAGTTCACGCTAGCGGGCTTTTTTATCGTCCGAACTCTTACCGCTTGTCGGGTTATTACTAACTATTATTGCCATTCGCCTTAGCCTGCTTTACTATCCCGTTATATTCGGAAGGTGGGTAGTATTCGGGCGCGAGCTTCGAGCGACACACCCCGCTAAGCGATTCGAGGAAGAGCGCATATTTTGCGTGCGCCCCGTGTTTTGCCCAGTTGCGTACGCGCTCGTAAGCAACTCTAAAATGGATTTTTTCGCGCGAGGCGAGTTGTTCGGCGACGGCACGAGTGCCACCGGCGGCGGTTATCGCTGCGCGTGTGATTTTTTTACGATTCATTGCACTAGATTATGGGTGCCTCACACCCATTGTCAATAAAAACACTGTTTTTGAATGGGTGCGACATTCCTAGAATCAGGCACAGTATGGGTGCAGAATCAGCAAACTAGATAGACAAGGGGGATTACATGCGGTTACAAATTGCTGCCTTTACTTTAATGCTTAGCGGATGCGCGACGACGTACCAGGCGCCAACCGCCATCGAGCAAGAACACGCGAAACCGAACCCCCACCCATCGACAGAACAAGCGTTAATAAAAGCTAAACAAGTGCTCGCGCTAGCGGGATACGATATAAGCTCAAGCGATCCCGCATCCGGTGTATTAACTACCGCGCCGAAAAATACCCGCCTCGCGCTGACCGATGCGGACTGCGGTTCGACGATGGGTATCAACTACCTCCGAGATAAGCGGACACACTCCACCGTTGCGTTTAACGTCATCGCCTCAGAAGAGCGAATACAAGTAAAAGCGCGCATTACATCGGAGTACAAGCCAGGTAGCGCGGCGCAAGATATCACACTACAGTGCGTCAGCCTCGGCACGCTCGAAAGCGAACTACTTCAAAAATTATGAGTGATTTAGCGACACGACTTAGAACGATAAGGCTACAAAAAGGCCTAACACAGACCGAACTGGCCGAGCTTTGCGGCGTCGATATGGACAACATAAAGTCGATAGAACGCGGCAAAAACAAAAACCCCACGAAAATATTAGAGATCGCAAAAGGTCTGAACGTCTCCCCGGGCTGGCTCCGGTTCGGCACCTCAGACATTGACAACATAAGCCCCGAAGGCCTCGAACTGCTTATATCATGGGAGCACCTCGAAGAACCGCACCGCACTATCATGAAAAATACGATCCTCGAAATGGCTAAGAAGAAAAAATAATCTCACACCCCCTCGGGTTAACACTAATTTACAATTCGTTTAGATATTCCGTAATATTACCGCCATCTTATTCAGTATTATTCATGGAAAGCGGTAATGGATTTAAATACACCACCTTGGCTCAACCTACCCCACGAGCAAAAAACACTCATAACCCTTGAAAACACAAGCGTCGCGGCGGCTTGGGAGTGCTTAACGCCTGAACAGCGTGACGAATTACAAGCCCAAATAAACGCCCTACTCCGGCAACCGTTGCCGCTTAAATCTTAAAACTGGTGCTTTAAGTACCCAAGCATAAAACCGCCCAAAACTGCCGTATTCTCTAGCATAAACACACCACAACCACCCCCGCTCGATAACTAAAGGGCATTAAATACCCTTGAAATGTGCTTGTCATACCCCTTTCTAGGGTGTACCTTAAGCACATGCAAACGAGATTGCACGAACGAGCGCTCAAGTAGGCAATCTCCGACGCATACAGCAAGACGGGGCAGGTGTGACATTTCATTCGCGGAGTAAACACCCACCAAATGACGAAACGCCCGTCCCGTCCTCTGCTTTAAAAACAATGCGAGGGGTAGCTCAGTGGGAAGAGCAAGCGACACAAAGATCGCGGGTCGCGGGTTCGAATCCCGCCCCCTTGCACTTAGTTTTAAGTAATCAGTAACCAGTAACCAGTAACGCGAAACAAGGAACACGAAAATGGTATTTTTCACAAAGAACAACCCGGCCAAAAAACCGCTTACCGCTGACCGTTTGCTGCATTGCCGGCTATCGAATAATAAAAATCACCGCCTATCGTGGCTGTGTGTACTCAACAACAAAACCACACCCAGCGCCCGTTTAGGCCGCTACCGTCGAAAACTACGCGCCTACAAACAGATTAAAAACAGTCTCCAGCGCGAGGCCGTTTTCCCGTTAGAAATTTTTAAATAACCAAACCTCGGAGAATCAGACCATGACTATCGAAAGCCAACTGGAAAAACTTATCGCGTTAACAGAACAAACTAACGCGTTCTTAAAAGGACTACAGCCACCAGCGGCAGCCAACAACGCAATACCACAAGCGCAACCTGTCGCCGAGCAAGTCGCAGCGCAACAGGCACAAGCGGCGCAGATAGCGCAGGCGACGCAGCAACCGCCGGCACAACAAACCCAACAACCCGCGCCAGAAGCCAAACCCGCCGACCCGACGAGCGCCGACAGTCCGCTGTATAAAGAATGTCAAGCGGCGGTAGCGGCGTTCGTGCCTAAGTTCGGCGGTGAAGCTATGGCCGGCGTATTCGCCGAATTCGGTGCACAACGCATACCCAATCTAGCAATTGAAAACCGTCAAGCGTTTATCAACCGATGCAACACATATGGGGCTAACACGGGAGCGGCGGCGTAATGTTAGGCACAACAGGGATACAAGGCGAGGCTCGCCGCCGTCTTGTACTGCAATTAGGCGAGGAAGCCGTCGGTATAGTTAACGAGCAACTAAAGCGGCTTACGGTAATAGCAATCATAGCCGAAATGAAGCACTTCTTTACCACTAGTGACTCCCGAGCGGAAATACTCGACGGGCTCGTAACGTTGCACTTAGAACGAAAATCAGCACTCAACAAGGCGGTGCACTAATGGGAACGCAACAGACACCTAAACACCACCGCTTCGGCGCGTCCGGTGCAGAAACGTGGATGACGTGCGCGGCGGCTATTCAGGCACAGGAAGGCAAACCAGACACGCCCAGCATACATGCTCAGACGGGAACCGTCGCGCACCACGTCGCCGAACAGTGCTTACTAAACGGCACCGACGCTATCAAGTGGAAAGGTCAGCGGTTCGAATCACTGGAAGGTGAAAAGTTCATTGAGCCGATCATCGTTGATACGGAAATGGTCGAAGCCTTACAGCTCTATATTGACTATTGCCGCAACTTGCCAGGGGAACACCACGTAGAACAACGCGTCGACCTGTCGACGTGGACACACGACGGGTTCGGCACGGCGGACTATATCGCAGTGCACGAGAACGTATTGACTGTTGTTGATCTTAAGTATGGATACACGCCGGTGGACGCCTACCAGAATAAACAGCTTTCACTCTACGCACTCGGCGCGCTTGAAGAATACGACAACGGACAAATAGACACTATCAGGCTTGTAGTGTGGCAACCGAGAGTTAGGGACGAAGCCGACGTGTACGAGCTGACCACGGCCGAGCTGTACGACTTCGGCGTCAAAGTAAAGCACGCAGTAGACCGCGCACTTAGTAAAGAGCCGACGTTCACACCCAGCGAGAAAGGTTGCCGGTGGTGTAAAGCTAAGCCGACATGCCGTGCACTTGCAGACACAGCCCAACTAGCAGCTATTGAGGGGTTTAAACCAATGACACAACAGCTAACAATACGTAACGCGACCGAGCTTACCAAAGAAGAAACCGCGCAAATAATGCTAAGCGCGGGTGCTATTCGTAAGTTCTTGGACGCAGTCGAAGAAAACGCACTACACGCGATCCGCAACGGTGAAACGTTGCCAGGGGTGAAAGCCGTCGAGGGTCAGAGCAATCGAAAGTGGATAGACGAGGACAAAGCCGAGAAAGTACTCGCACGCGCCAAGTTTAAAGAAAAAGAGCGGTTTAAATTAAAACTGTTGACACCGACGCAGGCGCTAAAAGAGTGGAAAATTCGAGGCCTTGACGAAGCGAAGTTAGAAAAACACTACACGCGACCGCCTGGCAAATTAAAGCTAGTACCCGAATCTGCCGCCGGCAAAGCGGTGACGTTCACTAAACCCACGGACGGCTTCGCACCGATCGATGACAGCGGCCAAAAACCGCAGCTAGAACGGAAGGTCGAACCGGAAGCGACAACCAAGCAACCACAACCAACGCAGCAACCCGCGCCGGAGACGGCACCCACAACCGAGATCGACATTAGTCAATTCATGTAATTTCTAAAACCACAACGGAGAACCACAACCATGAGCGAATTTTTAATCAGAAACGTACGCGTAAGATTTAACCACCTATTTACGCCGATGAGGAACAAAGAGACAGGCAAACCGCAGAACTATAATGGGTTGTTCATGCTAGACCCGAACGCGGCCGACGTACAGAAATTAGAGCAGTACGTAAATGAGGTGCCATCTAAAGATCTCGGCGTCGATCGGTTACCTAGCGATAAGTACTGCTTACGCAGCGGTGAAGATCGTGTAAAACCAGAAATGTACGGCACCCTTGGCCTATCAGCAAACCGGCACGTAGACGACGGCCGCCCTATTGTACTGTTCGGTAACGCTACAGCATGCGACCAAGCCGAAAACAACCCAATCTACGACGGGTGTTACGCGAACATAAAAGTGCGTATATGGTCGCAGGACAACAAGCACGGCAAGCGAGTAAACGCGGAACTACTCGCGGTACAGTTCGCAGGCGACGGCGAGCCACTTAGTGCCGCGCATGTCGACAAGGATAAAGTGGCCGCCGAGTTCGGAGCGGTGCCAGGTGCGACCGATACCGCCGCGAACGCAGCACCGGCGCAGCAACCGCCCGCCGCGGCTATTAACCAGTTTGGTTAGTAGTAACTGAAACCAAGCCGCCCTTCGGGGCGGTGGATTTAATCTAAGGGATAAAAACCATGAACGACATAGTGATTGATATCGAGACAACGGACACCGCACAGACGGCCAAAATTTTAAGCATAGGCGCAGTGATCGGCGACCTAGCCACCGGCGAAGTCAAAGCCGAATTTTACGAAGGCATTTCCCGCGAATCGCAACCCGACCGCACCGACTCGCTCCGTACGTTAGAGTGGTGGAGCGAACAGGAAGCCGCCGCACGTGACGAAGCGTTTAACGGGTCTCGGCCACTAACCGCCGTTCTGAAAGAGCTTAAGTATTTTGTAAACGGCAACGGGGGCGTGCATCCGTGGGGTAACGGTGCAACGTTTGACGTTTCTATTATCGAGAACGCATACCAGCAGTACCGCGCGCAACCCCCTTGGCAATTCTGGAACGTCCGCGACGCGCGCACCCTCGAAGCCCTAGCACCGCATATCAGAACAGCGACACCATTCGAAGGTGTAGAGCATACCGCGTTGGACGACGCCCGCCACGAGTTCAAGTACCTATCGGCAACAATGCAGCACATTAACGCGAAGTTGCGAGCGTAAACATGCACACCCTATGGCTCGACACAGAAACGTATAACAAACGCGATATTAGCGCGGGTACGTACGCTTATGCGGAAACGGCGGAAGTGATGTTAATCCCGTATGCCGTCGATGACGAGCCGGTGCAACTGATCGACTTAACTATGCCCGAAGAGTACTACGACGAACATTGGTACTTTGACCCGCTGGACTACGACAGCTACTACGACGACCCGAACGCCGAAAAACAGTTAGAAGAGTTTAAGTTACTTGCAGCGTCTCGCGATTGTAAAAAAGTCGCGTTTAACTCGATGTTCGACCGCACGATACTAGCCCACGAGTTACTATGCACCTTCGATCCTGCCGAGTGGGAGTGCATCATGGTGCAGGCGATGGCGCACGGCCTACCCGCTTCGCTTGACAAGCTAGGTGAAGTGATGGGGTTAGGCAGTAACCTTGCCAAAGTAAAAGAGGGTAAGAAGTATATACAGCGATTCTGTAAACCTGCGCCCAGCAACCACAACGCGACGCGCTACACAAAATACACGCACCCAGAAGAGTGGGAACGGTTTAAGCAGTACGCAATCCGCGACGTGGAAGCTATGCGCGAGATAGCGAAACGCTTACCCACTTGGAACACTTCGCCGGATAACTGGGCGGATTACCACCTAGACCAACGCATTAACGACCGTGGATTCGAAGTCGACCGCGAATTAGTCGAAGCCGGTGCGGTGGCCTCAGAGCGTGAAAAGAAACGCATAAAAGACAGGTTTAAACAATTAGTGGGCGGCGTATGTACGCCAACGCAGCGGGCGAAGTTCCTAGACCACTTAAACAGCACATACAATCTAGGCATTGAAAACACGCAGAAAGCAACACTAGAACCGCTACTCAACACCAGCATACCCGAAACCGCCAAAGAACTTATTACGCTATCACTGCAGGCTAACAAAACCAGCACGGCCAAATACGCGAAACTTGCGCCCGCGATATCTAAAGACGGCCGTTTCCGTGGCGGGCTTCAGTTCTGCGGCGCGAGTCGCACGCGGCGCTGGGCGGGTCGTACGTTCCAACCGCAGAATCTACCGAGCCGTGGGCTACCTAAACAGCACCGCATCAACTCATATATCGACGCTTTAAAAGGTGGGTACGAGTACTTTACTCATGAAAACCTAATGCTACACGGAAGCGCCGCACTACGCGCAGTCGTGAAAGCGCCGAAAGGTAAAGTGCTGTTAGTCGCTGACCTCGCGAACATTGAGGGACGCGCTAACGCGTACCTTGCAGGCGAGCAATGGAAACTTGATGCGTTTCGCGCGTTCGACAACGGCACCGGCGACGACTTATACAAGATAACCGCCGGCGGTATTCTCGGCTGCCGCCCCGCCGATGTCGACAGCACGAACCGCAATACATTCGGTAAGGTTCCAGAGCTAGCCCTCGGCTATCAGGGCGGCGTGGGCGGTCTCCAAACATTCGCCAAAACCTACGGCGTGCGAATGTCGGATTACTGGCACGTTATCGCGTCCACTTTCGATAGCGACATTATAGAAAAAGCAAAATATAACTACGAAACGTGGGGGCAGGAACGCGCCGGAGATATCGACGAACTAGAATGGATCGCCAGTGAAGCGGTCAAACTGTCATGGCGAGCGCGTCACCCCGCCATTGTGTCACTGTGGCACGCGTGCGAGGACGCAGCACGAAACGCGATAGAGCACCCTGGCTTAGAATTCAAAGCGGGCGAACACCTTACATTTATCTACGGCAGTTTACACAGCCACAACTGGTTGTTGTGCCGTATGTCGTCCGGTAACTACCTGACCTACTACAACCCGCGCATAACTAAAGACGGGCTAACGTGTATGGGTGTTGACGGCGTTACTAAGCAGTGGACAGTACAACACTTGTACGGCGGTAAGTTCGTGGAGAACGCATGTCAGTCATGGAGCCGCGACATTATGGCGCACAACATGAGGCTTATTGAGCGCGGCGGGTTCCTCATAGTTTTAACCGTGCACGATGAAGTTATATCCGAAGGCGACGCCGACAAGATCGACACGTTTACCGAACTTTTACAAACCGTACCCGACTGGGCGGCGGGCATGCCCATTGCGGCCGAGGGGTTCCACTGCGAGGCATACAGAAAATGAGTTTATACAGTGAAAAACAGAGTATCAAAGTTACGGAACTGGTGCGCGATGCACAGGCACGCGCGAACACCGCGCGCAGACCTTACGCCGTTGTCCGGTTGCCCTTCAGCGGCAAATTATCCGTACAACCTATTACAGCAAACCAAGTTGGAGAAGTCCTTGAAAGAATCAACCCTAGAAAAAAAGGCGGTTGAATTCGCCCACGCTTGTGGATGGTCGTTCTTCAAGCTCGCGAAAACGGGCAAGCGCGGCACGCCTGACAGGCTTTTCTTACGCAACGGCGAGGCGGTTTTTATTGAGTTTAAAGCACCTGGCGAGAAACCGACAAAGCTACAGCTTTATAGAATACGAGAACTGATAAAAGACGGATTTACGGCGACGTGGTTCGATAACTTAGACGAATTTAAAAATTTTATGAAGGGATTATAAACATGGAGATAATGTTGGCATTTTGGCTCGGCGTTGTGCTTATCAGCACGGCGTGCATGGCGCTCGTACTTGCCGCACTGGCGGGCATGTTCTTATATGAGCAACTAACGCAACGGTTCGGCCATTACTTCCGAGGTAACGAGTAATGTATCCAAAACTATTACCCAGAAACCAAGTCCCTTGTGCCTATACGGAAATGCTAGAAAGGGAATCGCATCATGACCATCCGATTGAAATTTACGAGAACGGAACCATTCGCTGGAAAGCCGACCCACGAGTCCGAGACCTACTAGCTGATATTAGTTTAAACGATCTATGCCCCCTGCTTCACTGCCTCGGATTCGGAAAAAACAGCGAGGTATACCGCAAACTATATAGGAGCATGGGGTACTCATTGAGTGGCTACTGGGAAGTTTTCTATTGGGATGCGAATAACGAGGCCGCGAGCAGCTACAGACAGCCGAGCGGAAGCGGGGATGAAGAGTAATGTTATCGCGTAAAGACTTTAGACCGTACCAGCACGCGGGGCACCACTGGGCGTTTACCAAGCCTAAATGTGCTCTGTTCTTCGACATGGGTTTAGGCAAGACAGTTACCACGCTTACGGTTATACGCGACCTTATTAACACGTTTCAGACGACCAAGGTGTTAATCGTAGCGCCTAAACTCGTTGCTGAAACCGTGTGGCACACAGAGGCGCGGCAGTGGCAACACACCCGAGATTTAACGTTCTCTATCGCGGTGGGCGACCAAGCCGCGCGCATAAGTGCGATTAATCGAAACGCTCAAATAACTGTGATAAACGTCGACGCACTCCCGTGGTTAGTCGATCAGTGGCCAGCGGGCGCATGGCCTTATGACATGGTCGTGATAGACGAATCTAGTATGTTTAAAAGCCACAAAGAGCAAACGCCGATGAATAAATACACGCGATTCGGGGCTATGGTGTCGCGGTTACATTGCATTGAAAGATTGATACTGCTATCCGGTACGCCCGCGCCTAACTCGCTTATCGAGTTATGGCCGCAGATATACATGCTCGATCAAGGCGAGCGATTAGGAAAAACGATAGAACAATATCGAGGCCGGTATTTTGAGCTTGACCGCTCCGGCTATAAATACAAAATACGCAACGAAATGCCCGACCTAATACACGAATTAGTTAGTGATCTTTGCATGTCGCTTGATAGTGCGGATTTTATCGACCTACCCGAGTGTATTTATCAGAATATAAATGTAGGCATGGGAACCAAGGCGGCGGAGAAATACAAAGAGCTCAAGAAAGAATACCTACTCGAACTAGAAGGGCTAGACGACCCTGACGCGGCAGTCGTAGCCGACACCGCCGCCATACTCACGAACAAGCTATTACAGTTTGCTAACGGCGCGATTTACTACGACGAAGAGAAGAATTATGAAATTTTCCACGATGCCAAAATTAAGGCACTTAAGGAACTGGTCGAGGCGTCGGCCGGTCAGCCGATTTTAGTAGCCTATCAATACCAGAGTGACCTCGAACGACTTAAGAAGGCGTTTCCAAAAGCTAGAGTATTTTCAGAATCTAAAAGCGTGGGTAAACTCGTCGACCGTTGGAACCAACGAAAAATTGACATGTTACTGGTTCACCCTGCCAGTGCCGGCCACGGTTTGAACTTACAGAAAGGCGGTAACATCGCGGTGTGGTTCTCGCTCACGTGGTCACTAGAGCAGTACTTACAGTTCAACAAACGACTACACCGGAGCGGACAAGCGCAACGCGTCACCATTTATCACATCGTAGCGACCGGAACAATTGACCATTCAATACTAGAAAGGCTTGAGACGAAGGAAGCAAACCAAAAAGCACTATTAGATTACTTAAAAATGGAGTTAGGAAAATGAACAAGCTAAGACAGTGGGCACGAGACCGACGCACTAAAGCTAGCGAATTGCGGGAGCAAAAAGAGGCGCTTTTAGCCGAGATAAGCGCACTAGAAAATGAGCTGGTACGACTCCGGTCGGAATCTGGCCGGATTAAGGCGCACACGGTGAATATGTTTATGCGATATTTCACCGAGCATTGCCATAAGCGGTATATGCTCACGTTAAACATTTTTGACGTGCAAGAATTCGAAGCCTCATACACCCGAGCACTAATTAACAACACCCCGTGGATCGACTAATGGAACCGCCGGATAAGAAACTAGTTTTAAAACCGTGCCCCCTCTGCGGGAAGCCGCCGCGCCGTGGTCTGGGTAAAGTCCAGTACTGTAGCCTGCACGGAGACCCCTACCAACACTATAACATTTGGTGTGACAACTGGAACCACTGCATAAAGGTAACGGCAGTAGATGCAGAACTGGCGGCGGACGAATGGAACACGAGGCACCCCGACTAATGAAAAACCTAACGATGACAAATAAAAAGATAGACGAGCCACACGAGTTACTTAACGCAGATTACACAATGACCGATAACAAAATACACCGCTCGGGCGTTGGCCGCGCGTTGTTCTTACTGTCTGATGCGGCGTTCCGCGACATTATAACACTACAGACGTACGCGGAACTGCAACACCTTAGAATACAGGAACTAAAAGAAGACATTTTAATTTTAAAACAGGAGATAACACAAAATGGCAAATCTTAGCACAGTAGCAGCGGCACGCGTCGCACATCAAGCGGTCAAATCGTTCTGGGAGTCCCAAGGCGTTTGTGATATTAAAGACTGGGAGAAAACGACCCAGCTCGAACGGGATCGTATGCTAGAAATGGCGTCAAGCGGACTAGCGCAGTTTAGCGGCGTTGAATACATGCACTCCGCTTGGGTCGCAACGATGATGCGTAAGGAATGGCAGTGGGGCGAGGAATACGAACCTAAAGCTAAACTCGACCCGCGTATCCTCGACTACGACGACCTAGAAGAAGTTTACAAAGCCGAAGTGAATTTAATCCACGGCGTAGTAAGCGCGGTCGAGTCGTTCGCCAATCCGGTGCGTACATTCATGCGCGCGGTGCCGGTGCCCGATGCGAAATAAGACGAACCCAGTCGTACACTGCGACTACTGTAACCGACGCGCCGTTTTTACTGACTCGGCCGTCGTTTACAGTGGCCGCAGCTACGGCAACATTTACTATTGCAAGCCGTGCAAGGCATGGGTCGGTGTCCATAAAGGCACACGGCACCCACTCGGGCGGCTTGCTAACGCGGAACTACGCAAAGCGAAAATGAAAGCACACGCGGCGTTTGACCCACTTTGGAAAGACGGCGACATGAACCGCGCGCAGGCGTACGAGTGGCTAGCCGACGCGCTCGGCATACCCGCCGCACGATGTCATATCGGTATGTTTGACGTTGAGACGTGCCGCCGAGTCGTTCAAGTGGTCGCGTTGCGTGGGTTCGGTGACCTAAATGGCTGAACAATTAATAGTATTAAGTATATTCGACTACACGACCGCAGCCGTAAAACCATGGGCCGACGCTGGTTTTTTGTGTTACTGCGTCGACACACAACACCCGACAGGCGAACGCCGCGAGGGTAATATAGTGCGAGTTGGAGCGGATGTTGACCATTGGGTGCCACCCCGTGGCCGTGTCGTTTTCGCTTCGTTTTTCCCTCCGTGTACCGACGTTGCGGTCTCGGGTGCCCGTTGGTTCAAAGACAAAGGCTTGCGCCGACTTAGTAAAGCCATCGGACTGTTTGCCCGTTCGGTTGAGATAGCCGAAAGCCTCGAATGTCCTTACTACATAGAGAACCCCGTCTCTACTATATCTAGCTACTGGCGTAAGCCTAATTATACATTCGATCCCTGTGACTACGGAGACCCTTACACTAAAAAAACATGCCTTTGGACGGGCGGCGGGTTCGTTATGCAGGATAAAAAGCCCGTTCCAGCTACCGAGGGTAGCAAAATGCACAAACTACCTCCGAGCGCGGAGCGCGCAAACCTCCGGAGCGCGACCCCCGAAGGGTTCGCCCGTGCAGTGTTTGAGAGTAACTATATTAAAGCGGCTCACGGTTGAAACTGCCGCACGTAATTAATTTAAATATGGAGTCGATACAATGGGTTCATTAGTCACAGGCCGCGAATGGTCGCGTAAGTGGTTTAAGGGTGGTCTAACACCAAAGACGTTGCGGGAGTGGCACGAGCGCCGCATAATTCGCGCTCGTATCATAAACGGGCGCATATACATGGACGAAAACCACCCACTACCGGACGACGAGAACCGCGAAGGCCTCGCGATTGCGAATAAAATACTAGAAAATGGGTAGGCCACGCAAACCAAGCCGCGCCCATTGGCCTAAGCATCTGCACTATGATGATAGGGTGCGATGGTACTGGTACAAGCACCCTATTACCGGCAAACCGCACCGACTATCTAAAAGTAAATCGGTTGCCATCGATGCCGCCATCGAGTTAAACGCCCAGTTAATCGGACGCGACGACGTCGTAGAACGCGTGCTAGGAATACAAGGCTACACGATAAATAAACTGTGTGACTTGTTCATGTCGGAAGTAGTACCGGAGCGGGAACTCGCCGAAAACACCGTTAAATCATATCTCACGCGCACCAACGGCATACGCCGGAGACTCGGCGAACTCTCGCTTGAAACGATCACACTAAAAGACGTCGCCGCGTACCTCGACACGATGCCCGCCGCACTTCGTCGTGCGACGCGCGGGCTTATGGTGGATATGTGGAAGGAAGCCATAGCCAGGGGATTAACCAACGACAATTTACCTGCGAAAACGATACAGAAAAAAGTGGTGAGGCAACGGTCACGCCTGAGTTTAGAACAGTTCAACGCTATACGCGGCGCGGCTACCGAGCTGGGCTATGCGTGGTTAGTTAACGCAATGGATTTAGCATTGCAGACCACGCAGCGGCCAAGCGACTTACTGAAGATTCAACCCCGACGAGATATAAAAGACGGCTATCTATACTTGATACAGCAAAAAACGGAGAAGCACGGCGAGAGTGCCCATTTAAAAATTAAGATAGAACCGCCACTGGCGCGAGTCATAAAAAACTGCAATGACGGCATTGCGTCACCGTTCTTGCTCCACCGCCGCCCCGTTCGCGTCCACTTAGCTAAACGCCTCGAACACTGGACAATGATTACCATTGATATTTTGGAAACATATTTCAGGCGAGCGCGGGAGCACACAGGGCTATTCGATAAGTTAAGCCGAAACCAGAAACCAACGTTCTACGAGATTCGCGCGCTAGCCATCCACCTATACGAACTCCAAGGGATCGACGCGCAGAAACTAGCAGGGCATGCAGTTGGCACCACGACAGACATATACCGAAAAGGCCACATAGAATGGACGGAAACGAGCGCAGGGCTAGTGCTTCCGGCTGAAAAGCCGTGATTTTGTTTTATGTGTTTTTTATGTGTTTTTTATGTGAATACTTGTAACGCACTGAATTAGAAAGTATTATTTTATAGCCGTAGTTATTATTATGTATTCTCGCAAAACTGCGTAATATATTGAATATTATAGCTTTTATCTCGTATTGCACTAGCTGAAAAAACGCGATTTTCGGCGTTTTCGGAACAATAAAAACAAATAGTTAAAACGCACTTTTATGTGAATTAAAGGAAAAATAGACATGTTAAAATTAACAACCGCCGCGATCCTTGTCGCACTAGCTACCCCCGCATTTTCTGCCGGTGACACGCTCGACAATGAGAAAGTGAACGCCGATTTTCAAAGCTGTGTAAAAGAACACCAACGCCTAAAAACATACCTAAATAAGCACAGTGATACGGGCGCGGTGCACTTTATGACGGGTAAAAACGAGTACGATTTATGTTGGCAAAAAGTCTGGTGGTATGAGAGTTACGCGAGGGAATTCGATGTGTGTATGTTGGAATTCAAAAAGCGGGAGTTATGCGAGGTGGTAATGTCAGCGACGCACGGCCAATACGTTGTTAAGTACGGTTCGGCGTTCCCGCCGGTGTTTGAATCCGTATTAAAAGAAACTATGGAACGGTACAAGCCCGATTAGAATTCGATACCATATTCGAACGGCGTCGCCCGCCCTAACTTCGCGGTTAGCGTTAGGGAACTAATAGCCGAAACGTTCGACACGTGCGCCCTAAAATCGATGGTTTTATCATCGCCACCGCTGAACGATAAAGTGTTAGTGAGACTATGCTCGCCGGACGTCTCCACGGCCATATTATGACTATTGGAAAGTGCAATACTGTTTTTGTGGAAGGTTTTCAATGTCAGCGTGGTGTCTGACCCACCGCTAGCCGCGGCCTTAATCGTATACGCCACGGTTAATTCTGCGCGGTGGTCTCCATAGTTCGGCACCCGCACAGTCATAAACGTTTGCTCGGACGTGCTGACGCCGTCGAGTATGTTGATAGTTCGGTCGAATTCTAGCGCACGGCCTGCAGCTAACGCGGTGGCGTCTTGTAAACTCTCGTCAGTAAATCGGTAGCTATTCGGTACCGTTATTACGCCCCGAAACTGACTTTTTAAATTGTCCCGCATTTGCGCGACCCGTATCACGGTCATTAACTGCCCGTCGGTTAAATTCGCATCGGTTAGTGTTTTAAACCCCACAGTTATGCGTCCTCGTAGGCGTAGCAGATAGGCACGCCCACTTTTATTAATAAGCCCACGTCGGCAACAGAAACCACGGCAGTATTACCCACCTTAGCGTGTACTTCTAACCGGTCGCCCGCTTCCAGTGTTAAGTCCTGCTCAAAACTCGTGGTTATGTCGCCGCCGGCGGGGTTGAACGTATAGGCGTGTTCGGTGCCTATCCCGGTGGTAAGCGTGGTCGCCGCGCTGTACTTATAAAGCTGAATGTATAAAGTAGTCGGGCCCGATAACGCGTTGTAAGCGGTTGGGGCAATCGTAGCCTTAGCACGTACCGCGCCCGCGTGGGGGATTACAGATGCGAACGCTTTCGCGTAACTTGTCCCCATCGACTCGCCTTGTGTGTGATCGAAAACGACCCAATCGCCCGCCACACTATCGCGGAACGCGCGCGGCTGTAGCTTGTCGGCGTCGGGGACAGTTGCGTCACCTTCTGCTAGTGCGACTTGATTGTCACGCAGTGCACGCGCTAAAGTTTGGTCGAATACGTCGTTAGTCTCTAGGTCTGCGTCAGGTATTATCGTATAAGTCATTAGAACATTACCGCCGTGTTAACGCCCGTGCCGGTATTGCCGATCTGCATCGTGCCGAGGGTCGCATAGTTGATATTATCGAGCGCATTTTCTAGCAATCGCACCGCCGCCTTTCCTTTACCAAAGTCCTGTTTAATAGAAAGTATTTGCATTTGAATCTCGCGCGTGTAGCCGTGCTCGTCTGGGAACGCGTCGCAGCTTAGTGTGACAAAGTCGCCTAGTGCACGGCCTTCGACATGGCTTAGTGGCGTGGTGAATGATACCTCTAAAAGTGAATCTCTAAATGCTGTAGCTAGCCGGCTCAGTAGTGCAGGAACAACACTAGATTCCGATTGCGGAATAAAACGACCGTACATCACCTTGGTTTTCGGTTCCTGGTACATGTCGCCGCCCTGCGCTTCCAGATCAACGCGCCCGTTAACGTTGGCGTAGTTCGTGACCTCGTCGGAGTCTTCGGAGTAGTCTAAAAACTCGTGATAGATAGCGGTTTGTGAGACGCGATACTCATCGTTTAAGTGATACGTCAGGCTTTTCTCATCGATGTTGAAGTCGTCAAACGTGTATTGTGACGTTATGTTTTCGGCTTGGAATGTCCGCATTTGTACCTTGCCCACAATACGATTCCAAAATATCTGAACGCGATAAACGGCGCATACTTCGTCTATTAAATCTTGTAGTTCTTCGTCGTCGTCCGATCGGATGTCTCGCACCGTAATTTCAGAATACAAGCCGGTGAACTGGGTGTCTATCTGCGTTGTGTCGATGTACTCCACCGGCACTTTCACTTTCACTAGATTCAAAATGTAGTCTTTTAAACTCGTGATACTCTCATCGAAAACGCGGCAGAATGTAACACTATCGCCGGCTTTGTGGTCGGCTTCCGCCGTGCCGAATTTAGCACGAGAAACGCCGACCAGGCGCCGGTCGCCGCTACCCTCTTGCGTTGCGAAAAACATAATCTCGTCGTTAATGCGCAGGTGGGTGCCGCCGAAGTCGTCAATGGTCGGTACGTCTTCGATTGGGTCTAGGTATATATGGCCTGTAATTCCTGCGGGGTAGTCCTGTGCCAATTTAAACTTGGTTTGTGGGACTACTTTCGTTTTAGACTTATTGATTAGGCTTGTTGGGTCGGCAAGTTTTATCGTGATCTCACCGTCGCGCATTTTCCAAGATTTTAACAAGTAGATTAATTTGGGTTCGTTTGTTAAATCGGCCTCGGTTGTTATGTCGCCCTCGTACACGTGCACTTCGGCGTTTATAAGCTCGTACCTATAACGGTTAGTTAGTCGCTGAAAGAACGTCCCACGGTTGAAAATGCCCGCGTCTCGGTCGCCCCGATAGTCGTCTAATCCTCGGTCGTCGTCTCGGAAGTCGGCTATAGTAATCGATGCCGTGTCGCGCAACGCTAAACCCGACGGTTTAAGCTCCGGCGGACTACTGCGAAACGAGTCGCGCACGATGTGCGGGTACGCCGCGAATTCATTCGTGCCCGTACCGCCTTCTACGAAAATCAAATCGTGCGTGTCTGATTTATCAAAGTTTTGTTTATCTTGGCACGTGTTATAACAGTTGTAGCATTTAAGGTTGGCCGCACCGCTCGCGGTACATGGCGCACTGCCGTACGTATGCGTACAGCGTTTTAATTTTATGACTACTACCGTTTTATTCATCGCAGGAAACACCGAACAGGCAGCGTGATGCTGCGCAGATTACCCGCGACCCATCGAGGTAATACCGGCTTGTCAATTTGGCACAGTATCGGTGTACTAGCTTCATCACCTAAGTAGGTGTAGTCGTTTTGTGTTTTTAGTGTGGGTAATAAGTAAAACGCTTTGCCTAGCTTCAAATGGTCACGGAGCGTAGGCCACGTGTTTTCCATAAAATCATTGGTTAGAAACTCAAGTTTTAATGTAGTGCGTATAACCCCCGGCTTAGTGTAAAAAGTCGGCGAACCGTTACGGCTTACGCTGATATAATTTTCTATGTCCACGGCACTAGTTGGGTCATTAAATCCGACCGATATACCGTGCGGTAGGCCGATCCGATTGCCGAACCATATGTGTTGCATCCGAACGATACGGGGCGTACCCACCGCGTAGGTTAACAGGTACTCACTACCCGCGTACGTCGCGGGGTCGAGGTCTAATGCAAGGGATTCACGCGGTTTGTCGTCCGAGTCGTGCTGGTAGTATGCAACGCTGTTGAGTGAGTCGTTTCGCAACTCCAACGTGTCTTGGTCTAACATACCTACGCCCCATGCGATCAACGTGTCACGGTTGTCACCGCTGTTAGTGTCTAGCGTGACATTGACCTCGGTAAACCCTGCCGGCGTCGCTACGTACGGGTGCGACTGATTCCAGCTCGCCACCTGGTCGACGTTACCATTGCCGGATACGTCAGTACTGACAACCGCGTTATCGGTCTCAAGGTCACTGCTAACGCATATGAACGCCTCGCTCATTATGACGCCTCCAATAATATAGGCTCGCCCTCTTCGGCTAGTTCCCTAATGTTTCTAATCACTCTTATAGCCTCGTCGCGTTCGCCTTCTCGGCGGTTTACTATTGTGATACTGAATTCTTGCGGTGTTTCGCCTTGTCCTTCAGGCACGCCGCCGGTACTCGGTGCGTTAGCCCCGCCACTTGCAGAAGCGCCGCCTGTACTTGGGGACGAACCGGACGCGCTGCCCGCACTCCCGAAGGACTGCGACCGAATCGCGTTGACGTTAGCAATACCGGCCGCGATTGCTGCCGCTGCCGCTGCTGCTCCAAGGGCTGGCCCGATATACGGAATGCCTGCCATCGCGTTGTAGGCACCGGTTGCCGATTGGTAAGTATTAATAATCGCTTGACTGATCGCCGCCGCTTTGCCGATTTCAAACTGGGTACGGCTTTCGGACTCCATGAGCTTAGAAACTTGGCCGAGGATGCTACTAGTAACCTTCAACTTACCTTGCATGCCAGACTGCCAGAGTTTGTATTGCTCGCTCTGACCCTCGGCGTTAATCTCGTTTAGGCGCTCGATGTGTTCATCTTCGACGCGCTCGCGCAACTCATGCCACGGTCGAATAGCTTCAAGGCCTGCGGCCTCGGCTTCGTCGATTAGTCGCAGTCGTTCGCCACGCAGTATGTCCGCTTGTTCTTGCTGCGTTGCTATTTGATCTTGAAGGGAACCGAACGCACCTAATAGCGTTTTACTACCGCCGCTGGTACCGCCGCCAGTATCACCACCACCGGAGCTTGTGCCCGTCGTGCCGGTGTCGTCGTTCGCGGCGTTAGACTCGCGTATTATCCGCAGGGCTTCACTTTGTGCCGCTGCGCTTTCTAATACGGCGTCACGTTCGCGTAGCGTGTCTACTATAAATTGGTCGCTCGCACTCTTGACCGCTTCGTATCTTGCTGCGTCAGCTTGCGCCAGTACATCAATGGCGGCTAACTGTCTGTTGTGGGCTTCGGTTGCTGCGTTAATCTGCTGCGTGACTTGCGCCTCATTGTTGCCGAACGTGGAAAGCTCGGCCGCGCTATCTCGGATCGACTGCGCAACGCCATCGAGTCCAGGTACTTTACCCACCGCATTAGCTATGCGTGCTAGTAATGATTGGAAGTCGCCAACCACCATATCAACGAAGCGCGCGAAAAGTCGCTCCCCTTCCAGTGTGTAGCCTTTAAATGCGAATATCATATTTTCGCGGGCAATGGCAGAGGCGGTGTCGATCTTGTCAAAGAAAAACTGTATTTCATTGCCAAGTTTTCCGAATTCAGCAATACCAATCGCGATAGCTGCTTTAATGTTTGCCGGAAATTCAAAAAACGCACTTTTAACAAACTGGCCGGCGTGCTCGCCGAGGATCAATAGAAAATCGCCCGTTTCACCGAGTGCGTGTTTAACCCCGTTTAACTGGTCTTCGGTTTGGAACAGTACCGCCGCCCACAAATCGAAGTATACGCGCGTGTCGTCTACTATCTGACCCGATAGCAACACTTGGTTAATAAACGCGGTCGCCATATCCGCCGCACCGGCTAGCGCGTCGACTAGACCGCCCTCACCAACTGCGATTTTAAGTTCTAGGACTGCATTTTCAAAGCGGTTAAAACTGGCTTGTGCGGAGTTCGCCGCGTCGAGCAAGCCCCCTGCCATGTCACGGCGTAGTACTTCCGCAAAACGTGGTAGGAACTCGTCGGCTATAACTTCGCCACGGTCTAGCATATCGTTTAGTGCGGCTTGTGTGACACCCATCGCGTCGGCTGCCATGCGAAAAGCGCCTGGTATACGCTCGCCGAGTTGGCCTCGCAGCTCTTCGGCCTGCACTTTGCCTTTACTCAACATTTGAGTTAAGGCGTTCATAGCCCCTTGTGTATCTTGGGCGCTCAACTGCATTACTGCAGCGGCTTCAGATACCGAGGTGAACACCTGGCGGGTGTCTTCGCCTTCCAAGTTCGTTTTACGTGCTGCGCCTGCAAACTGGGTATACGTTTCCGCTAGTGTCAGCGTTTGCAGTCCTAGCCGCTCGGCTTCGCTACGTACGAACGCCATCGACGACGCCGCGTTCTCGGTTGATCCGGTCGCCGTTTTTAATGCGACCTCATAACCGCGCATTTTATTCGTAGCGTCGACAATAGCGCGCGTAGCCCCTATAACGGAATACGTCGCTAGTGCTTGAACTGCCAGCGTTTTAAGACTGCGACCCGTAGAACCGCTTTGCTTTTCAATACTGTCAAGCGATTTATTGACTTTACGCGCGCCAGATTCAGCGCCGCTGCCGTCAATCTTTACGCGTATGCCAAGTTGTTTCATTTTTTGGGCGCTGCCTTTATGAATGCCAAATCAGTGGCCTGTAATAGGGTTACGAATCGGTCGGGGTCGTCGGTCGGGTGTATGTCTAAATAAGTTTTTACATCTTGTAGCGTGATTAGTCGCGGCTCACCTTGTGCGCCGTGCGGTCGGTAACTGTTGAGTAAACAGAACGCGTTAGCTACGTCCTCGCAAGATAAAGGCAATACTGGCCTACTAAGTAACGCGCGCGGCGGTCGCCCCGTCTCACGCGCTACGTCTTGGTAAAACGCTAAGTTGTGGCCGTTCGCCGCTTCCCACGCTGCCCACGCTTCGAGGGCTTTTTTTCTTTCGCGATCGCCTCGGCGCGGTAGTTATCGATATCGGATGCTGACACGGATATAAACGTGAGCAACTCCTCGTACTCGGGGTTACTTAACACCTCGCGCGCGACGTCGTCACTGTGCGGTATGGGCTTGTCGTTTTCGTCGAGTATGCCCTCCCAGTCTGCAAGGGCGGCCACTGAAACAATAATACCGAGTTGTTCCAGTTGTTCGCTTGTCAGCGGCACGCCTCGCGCCCCGATTTGGTCTATAAACGACTTTTTTGCATCTTGAACCGTTGCACTTGTTGCGCGGCGCACTCTAAAACGTACGCCCGCAGCTTTCGGGTAATCGAACCATTTACCAGCCTCGCCAGCGTTAATATCGATTCGGGGTATATTTTTAATTTTCATGTATCCACCTTATGGATTGATTATGGTATTGCGTTTTATGCTTTATGCTTTAGTAACTCGGGCGCTTGTGCCCTCGCCTGCATCATAAAGCGCGGTAAACGTTAGTGACTGCATCGTGTCCCCGTCGAGGCCTTCGCCCGTCGGTATGCCGTCAGAGAATTTGATTTTAGGTAGTAGGAACGTGTACGACGTTGTGCCGTCGCTCACTGTCCAATTGAATGAAATGTCCGTATTATCAACTAACGCATTCAGTAACGAAACGTCATCGAAATAGGCCTCAATGGTGCCTGTGATTCGAATCGTACCCGCGTTAATGTCGACGGGTGCGTCACTGCCGACCGCGTCCTTGGGGCGTAGCCCGTTATCGACACTCAAGTCTATTTTCTTAAAGAATAAGCCAGTGCTCGAACCATCGACCTGAATAGTACCGAGCTGGCCGGCCGCGTTGTAGGCTTGCTCGTCGGATGTATCTAGTAGGGAACCCGTACCGATGCCATGAGAGGCTTCAAGGCTATAACCCGTACCCATAAAGCTAACCGAACCGGTGACAATCTCGCCGTGTGAAAAACTCAGGTTTAACGATCCGGCGACCATGCCGAGAAAACGCATGATATTGCTACCGCTGATATCTGCGAATTTTTTCTCGATGGAGAATGATTGTTTATTCTGTCCAGGTTCGAGCACCCCGCCGGTAAACGTGCTGTAAAAAGCCGCTTCCAGTAAGTCGTCTAAATTGTCGGGCTTGAATTCGAATTCAACGCCTCCGTTAACTTCCAAGCCTGTTTTGATAAGGTCGGACACTTGGCGGTCGTCGCGCACCTGCTTAGACTCGACTGTTTTAGGTTTACCCACTAGTGACTCGCTTGTATAGCCAAGCACGTCCCAGTCTGCATTGGTAGGCATTGTGCCTAGTGTACTTTCTGGGGTGTAACGGACGCTTACGCGGTTTGAATCTGACATTGTCTATACCTCGTACCTGTAAAATGGTATTGATAGGTTAATTTGATGAACGCCGTTGACCTCGCCACCTTGCGTTACTGTTACGTTACGGCACGTTATGCCGTTAAATATTGCGTGTCTTAAATTTGCGACCAAGATATCGACGACGGCAAGACTGGCCACCGTTCCTGCATCTTTTTGGTCGAATACTTGGACTAGAATTAAGCCGTTCACGCGAGTTCTAACGCCCTGACCTAATCCGGCGGTCTCGCTCGGTGCGTGGTTTATCGTAACGCGACACCATAGTCCTGTTTTGTCGACTTGTTGCGGCGCGTTGTTATACTCGACAACGTAGCCGGCTAATGCGGCACTGATACGCGTTTCTATATGCTGGCGTTCGTCTGAATAGCTCATATATTCGCCGCCTCGACTGCTGTATCTACAAAGCCGCTAGGCGCCTGCGTGCTGCTGCCGTCGTTTAGCCGTTCGATATAGTCCAGATTGTTCTGAATCCACACCACAGGGAATTTAGGCATTTGAGCTAGCACGGTTTGCGCCTCTTGAATGGCGCGTTGTTCTGCTGCGCCTGCGGTCGACTTGTCCCAATCTATCTGATTATTCTTTAAGATATTAATACTGGTTTGCCAGTTGGCCTTAGCTCGGCCAGTATCTACCGGCGTTCCTAGTACTAAATTTTGGTCAACATCCAACGCTATTTTACGTATTGAGTTATCTAGTATCTCTTCTACGTCGCCCTGAAAGTCGCCTAGTTTTAATTTTATCTCGTTTATGTTCTCGATCATGTCGCGATTCTAACCACTAGTTGCCACAATACGCAGGCGGTGTCTTCACCAATTGAAACGACTTTAAAACGTAGGCCGTTAATATTAACTTGCGTGTTCTCGTCGGGAGTGAAACCGAGTTCACTTTGTATAATGGTGACTGTGTCGTCGTTTACATGGATAGACTCGCCACTGGTACGGGACTTAGACACCTTGCCTATGGTCGCCTGTATTGCGTGTTGCGTTTCTGTCACGGCACGCGTTCCCGTCTCGGGGTCGTAGTCACCCACTACACGCTCGTATAAGATCACATCGCGAATGACGTCACCTGCTGCGCGGAATGCTAACTTCGCGCCGCTGTTTAATATCGCTCGGGTGCTCATGCTCGTACTAACTTAGTACCGGATACGATAAAACGATTAATCAAACGCTTGACCATTACGGGAAGGTCTACACTGTAGCCACCGCCACCACCGAAAAATTCGACCTCTACGCTGTCGGCTTTCGTGCGCTTAACGTTACGGCCTTCGCGTTCTGCGATATCCGCAGTTATAAGACTGTGAGCCAGTTCCGCCACTGCGTGCTTCATCGCGTCGGGCGTGCCGTCGGGTATCTGGTCGCCCATGTCGTAGCGCGGGAACTGTAGCGACTGCGAGCTGTTAGACTTGCAGCCGTTATAGTCGTACGTGTCTAGTAACTGAGTCGCGATGATTAACGCTTTCTCTTTGTCACTGTCCGCAGTGCAAAACCAAGTAGCAGTATGTATCCGTGAGTCGTGGTAGTCGTTTGCCTCGGCTAGCGTACAGTAGCTATTTTCACCGGCTACTAGTTCGGGCATTACTTCTTACCGTTTTTGTTTTTAGACTGCGCTGCAGCTTCCTGTTCTGCTTTGGCTGCAGCTTCCTGTTCTGCTTTGGCTGCAGCTTCCTGTTCTGCTTTGGCTTCCGCCTTCGCGTCGAAATACGCCTTTTTACTGGCTTTACCTTCAGGGCTTGCTATCTTGTCGTAGCAGTCAGGGAAACACCCGAACACATCCGTGCACGCTTCAGGCTTACCGTTGTCGCGGTGTGACTGCACGTTCCTAATGCGGGCGTTTAACTTGTCCGCTTTCTCTAGTTCTTCCGCAGTCGGTACGCCTTCCACGAAATATAAATTAACGTTTTTGTTTTTCATGTTCTTAGAATCCTATTAAGCAATAAAAAAGGCGGCTAAAAAGCCGCCCCGTTCTTACTGGTTACGATTACTGGGTGTTAACTACGACACCTGGTAAGTCTTTGTTAGACGTGACTGTCTTGTCCCAGTTCGTGGCTGTGCCAAGGGCTGCGTCAGTCGGAGAAGCTCCGCCGTTCGCCTTGTCCCAAGTAAAGCCGCGCATACCTAAGTTATACGACCACTCAGCTTGCCAAGATCGGATGATGTTTTCGTCCCCGTTCTTGGTCTCGACGTTCGCGGTGTAGTCGTTGTTTTGCTGAACAACGACCGAGCCGCCTTGGAGGCCTAGCGTGTGGTATGTGTCAGGCGACCCGCTTGTCACAAGTGAAGGCGAATCAGTGACGATGAAAGGCCGCCCCATGCCGTCCGACATTACTTTGATGTTGCCGAACTCGAACAACTGGTTAGCGTTAGCGATTGCAGCGCCGTAGATATCAAACACGACCTTAGAGTGCATAACCCAGATTTGGAGTGCTTGCGCACGATCCCCGAATAAGCTTGCGCCAGTATTCAACGCTGCGAGGCTGTTTGTGCCCGCCGTACCGTCGTGGACGACTGCCGCCACTTGTGCCATCGCGTTGCGCAGTGCTAACAGCGAAGTGTTAAGCATGTCCGCGAGCGAGTCTTCTGCAAGCTGCTTCCCTATTACAACGGCTGCTTCCTCCGGCGACTTCTGGATCCACTTGTACATACCTGGATCAATACGGACAGGCGGAGTACCACTACCCACCTTAACTGAAGTGTTAAGCAAGTGAGTGAGTGTAGTCTCACTCACCGCGCCGGAGCCGTACGCGTCACGGCGGCGAATTAAATTCGCTACTTTCGCGTAGTGCGCTTCCTCGCTGTAGTCGCCTTGGTTCGCAGCGGATTGCAATATAATCGCACCGCGCGAGGCTTCGTTAAACTTGTTCACTTCTTGGTCTTGTAGCTCCGTAGAAACTCGGTAGACCTGTTTATTAAAAATTTCAAAATCTGATAAAGCCATGTTAGTTATTCCTCTCTGCTAGCTTTAAGTTGTTCAGCAAGTTCTCTGTTACTCTTGCTAAAGTCCAATTTTCCGGCCTCACCGGTTGCGGTTTGTCTGCCGCCACCACCAGCGCCGCCGCCCGAGTTATCGGGTGCCGCTAGAAAGTGTTTACCCTCGTCGCCTTGCGACCATGTTTTAACAAAATCGCCTAGCGGTTCCCCGCCTATAGCAATGTTATGCTCTTCTCCATCTAAATCTACGGAGACCTTACCCGACAGTAACGCTTTAGCCGCAGGCATAAAACGTGGGTCGACTTTAACGTCTAGTAGCGACTTATTCAGTGCATCGCTTGCGAGCGTATCGCGCAGTTTTGTTTCCAGTGCCGCCGCTCGCGTATCTGCTTTAGTGAGTTTTTTCTTAAGGTTGTCTTCCGACTCTTTAAGAAGTCGTTTATAGCTTTCCTCAGTTGACGCGCCTTTCTCGATAAGCTCGTTTAACTGCCCCAACTTGTCTTTTACTTCGTCGGGCTCTAATCCGTCGTAGCTTTCCACTTGTACAGAAAGTTTTTTATTCTTCCCGAGTAGTTCTTTATTCTTGTTTTTCAGTCCTTCGACTTCGCTTTCTGTTGCTGCTTTTGCGTCGTCGATTGAAATATATTTTTCTTTGAATTCTGCTGAATCCGTGTCGATCATTGGCATG